ACCAGAACCAACAACAATAGGAACAGGTATCATTCGACTTCTTCCACCATAAGAAGAAATAGGTGACTGCATTTGATTTGGTATGATTACGGTGATTGATTCTTCAGAACCAGATTCATAAGAAGCATAAGTTTTAAGTAATGAAGAATTATATTTTTCTCCAACAGAACCACCATCTCGAAAAGCAGATCCACCCTTTTTAAATAAACTCCAATCACGATTGCCACCCTCTCTTTTCATAGCAGAAAAATGCATCGCATCTTTAACACTGCTCCAATTTCCTCCCCATCCCAATCCATGTTTTGCAGCAATTTCAGAAATATTATTTGGCATATCCGTTATGAGATTGCTGCCATAAGGATTTTTTGTTGGATTAATATCAATAGATGCTCCATATGGATGAGAATATCTTTCCTTGTCATAATCAGGATCTGCAGGCCCTGTACCACCACCAGTTCCAGCTTTTCTATATCCACCTATCGTACTAATCTGATATCCAGTTGCCTCAAGATCATTAATAAATCCACTAAATTGTTTAGCCAATACACTAGCAACCTGAAATGTTTTTCCGTTTTTAGTTTTCAATGTAGTTAGTTTTATACCAGAATTCCATTTTCTGTCATTTATAACTCCAGTAGATGGTAAACTTGATCCTGGAATTGGTTCAGAAGGAACATCTATTGCGCCCCCAGCAACTTCAAGTTCTTGTCCTCTCCTTTTTGCAAGAAAATTTTTCTTAATCAAATCAGTATAAGCAGTACCTTTTGTACCGAATCCATCTACACCAACTTGTCCAGTATTCAACCAATTTTCAGCACCACCCATACCTTGATTGTGTGCATATCCAAGAACTTCAAGTTTTCTTTCAACACTCGCAGAAGCATATTTTGGATTTCCCATTAAATACCTATGATTGGCAACGGTAAATCCGGTAAAAATAGTTTCTTGTAATTCTGGATTGTTTCTATAGTTAACTCTCACAGATGCATTTGGATCATCAGAATGTCCTGGATAATCAACACCAGCAACTCTAGATCCATCTTTCTTAGCAGCAGCACCCATTTGATATCTTCCATCATAGTGCATTCCACTCCCACCAGGAATACTATAATTTCCATTTGATTCTATGAGTGCAACACTATTTCTATAAATGTTCCACTGCTCTAAATCTGCTCCTATTTCTTTATACAACTCAGATGGAGCAACAGCACCACCAGCAAGTCCTGTTCCAGAATATCCTGTTGCAGAATCTGGTGGAGATTGTGGTTCTCTTGGTTTTTTCTGCTTTCTTTCTATCAATTCAAGACTCTTTTGAAGTTCAGTTTCAATAGATTTCTTAAAAGTTTTTGCTACCCAATTGGTTATTTCAACATTTCCAGCAGTTTCAAGAAGTTCTTTATCAACCATACCACCATTAGCAAAAGCAGCAAGGACTCCACCACTTAACTGTTCAGTATTAAATCCATCTGCAATCAAAAGATTAATACCACGGCCAACATTTTGATAATCTTTTTGTTTCAATTCCTCACCAAGAAGAACTTTAGAAGTTGCTGCAAGAATAGGGCCAAAGTAATCAGTTTTTCCAAGTTCTGTTCCAACTTTTGCAGTTTTTTCAATTTGAGGATCTGTTTTATCAATACCCAAGAAACTTGATTTTAATTTACTTGGAACTTCTACTTTTTCTTTTGTTGGTTCTTGTGGTTTAATTCTAGTTATTTTTTTCCTTCTCTTTAATGTTCTTCTTGCACCAGAAACTCTCTGTCCACCTCTAGTGACTTGTCCACCTTCAGCACGGCCTTCTACATTACCACTTCCTTCTTTTGGTTCTTTGCCTTTAAAAATTGCATCATAAAGCAATCCCCCTAACGCAGCACCACCTTGACTACCAACCCACATACCAATGGCAGTTCCAATACCAGGGCCCATAAGAGTTCCCAGTGCTCCACCCGCCCAAGTTCCAAGTCCTGCACCAACACCTCTAAATGCTGCTTTTCCTACAGGATCACCAGACATCCAAGAAAGAACAAACTCCATAATACCACCAATCAGTGGTACATTTCTCACTAATGGTTTTACAAGTTTAAGAGCAGTTCTTGTTCCATCTTTACCAAGAGCACCAACAACACCTTTTCTTGCAAGATTTGTAATACCAGATCTTGCATACTTGCCACCTAATGAACGAACACCTTGCTCACCAAATCTACGGACAGCAGCATCTCTTCCAAATCTTTGTGCATATCTTCTTGCTGCATCAGCACTTGCACCATAACGACTTCTACCTGCAACACCCCTTGCACCTTTGATTCCAGTTAATCCTTTTCCTGGTTTACCCCCAATTCCAGGCCCAGAAGTTGCCATTCCAACAATCAAAGCAAGATTCAAAAACTGATTTAATAATCCTGCAAGTTGATCAAACTTCTTTGCGCCATCATCACCAAAAAGATTTTTCATAAATCCTTTGGTTGCATCATATGCTTTATAACCCCAATCAACAAAAGTTACTAAACCATTTAAAAGTTTACCACCAAGATCAATCAGGAAATCAGTGGCAGGGCCAATAAATTTTACAAACTCAATTAACTTTGGTAAGTGATCGATTAATCTATAAACAAAATAACCAAGAATTGTTTTACCAATAAAGTTTTTAATCCAACCAAAAATTCCCATTCCAGGAATCGATGGCATTTTTTTATCTTTTTCTTTTTTATCTGGTTTCTTTTCTAATCTCTTTTCCTCTTCTGCTCTCTCTACTTTTCTTTCTGCTCTTTTTTTAGCATTTAATTCTTTCTTCTCTAATGCAAGAGTTCCTTCCAGTAACTTATCTGCATCAATAACTTTAGTTTTGATGATTGAAATCTTTTCTTGAGTTTGATTCTCAGTATCAAATTTTTGTTCTTCACCAGAAGCACCTGCATACTTCATAATAGAAGAGCTTGTTTTTGCAAACGGTAAAAGTTTTTGTGTATTAACTGCCATTTTTAGAAGTTAATCAAACCTAATGTTCTGACTTTTGATCTAGATGCTGAGGTTGCATCAAAAGAAGGAGCACCACTTACTGCTGGTGGAAGTGTAGTATCTCCATTATTATTTACTCCAGCATTTATAAATGTAACTTTTGGTGATGATTTAACTGGAGGGCCTGGTATTCTGCTTTTAAATCCGTCTTTATATGCAGCAGAATTTGAATCTGTAGCAGCAACAATCATATTGATTAAAGGAACAGCACCTCTCTTCACAGATTCCTCAGGAATAATAAAGTTATGTTCTCCAGGTTGAACTGCAATAAGTTGTCTATCGGCAGTTGCACCAGGAATATCAATACCAGTGTCTTCCTTTATCATTCCACCTTCATTAAATCCTAAGAATTTTTTTACTCCAGATATTCCCCTTTCAATTATATTTGGTTTTTTTTCTTTTTGTTTAGGTAATGATTTATTTTTTTTGTCATCTTTTTTTGAAGATTTTTTATATGCAGATAATATATTTTGTGCATTTTTTAATCGTCTTTCAGTATGAGGAACTCCAGGAGATTCATACGCATTCATAAAATTAAGTGTTGCTTCATTTAATGTTTTAGAGTTTAACCAAACATCTTTTGTAGCATATCCGTAAGGAAGATTAGGCCTCCCTTCAGCATCAGGATGTCCAGTATCCATTTCCCATTTCATAAAATTAAGTTGTTGTCCAAGATTGTTTATAATATTGTTTCCATATTTTTTCTTGGCAGTATCCCACCTTCCTGGAGTTTCCCACTGAGCAATACCCCTACCAGGGCCTCCTCCATATTGTTTAGTATTTGGTTTTAGTCCAGGTGCTTCTGTCTCAAAATTTCCAATAGCAGCTGCAATGTGAAATGGTTTTGCTTGTGGAAAGTTTGATTTTATATTGTCAAATGCTATTTTATAATTTCCTACTAATGGTTGAGTGGAACTAGTATCCTTACTATCACCAATCATTCCACCACCTGCAGCATAAGAAACTCCTTGGACAATCTTTGGTTTATTTGTTCCTCCACCAGCAGCATTCATTGCCTCCAATGTTTTTACACCATATTTTTGTACAGCACCACGAGACATCACAAACTCACCATTAGAAAGCATTGCAGGAATTTTATCTACACCACTTTGTCCAGATACATATCCACTATCTTCATCATCACCATAAAAATTATTATTGATCGAGTTGTCTGCTAATCCACCAGTACTATAATGTCCAACATTATTGATTGATTTATTTGATAGTGCTAATCCACCAGTACTATAATGTCCAACATTATTGATTGATTTATTTGATAGTGCTAATCCACCACCACGGAACATTTGAAGTCCTCTTTGCAAGATTTGTTCCTGTTGCAACTGTGTTCCAGATGGTGTTTTACCAGTTTCTGCAGTTTGCTTTGGTGTTACAATTTTAGGATCTTTTTTTGCTACTTCTTCTCTTCTTCTCTCATTTTGTTGTGATGCCACATATGCACCACCTGCGGCAAGAGTTCCACCAACAACAAGAGCTGCAGTGACTGGATTTTTTGCTGCTGCTTGTATAAGTTGTGGTATTGCCTTCTTTCCAATCTTAAATATAAATCGTGTAACTGTAGAAAGTATTGCTCTTGTAAATTTTCCAAACGATGTTCCAAATAAAATATAAGCACTTAGTAGTGCAGGCCACCAATCTTTGATAAAACGAAGAATTGAATCAATTTTTCTCTTGTTTTCAGGATCACCTAACCATTCAATTAGTTTATATACAACTCTTCCAAGAAGAACAGTAACAAAAAACTGTATAATCCTATCAAGAATTGACTTGACAGGTGCTATTATTTTTTCTGCTGCTTTTTTAAGTCCAGAAAATCTCTTTTCTAATCTAGATTCCTGAAGTTTTCTTTTATCCTTTTCTCTTTTTTTCCTATCAAACTCGGAAGATTCTTTTTTTGTTTCCTGATCTGCCTTTAGAGTTTCAAGTATTGAATCAATTCCTTTTAGAATTTCATCTAGGTTTTCTTGAGTTCTATCAAAAGTATCTGGTGGTGTAATCTTTTGAATATCCATCTTTGGTGCTCTGACTATTGCACCTCCGGGATCAATAGATTCTTTATCAGGTTTCTTTTTACTTAAAACTTTTTCAACAAACTTTTCAAAATCAATCTTATTTCCTCTCTTCTTAAATCCTTCTTTTCTTTCTTCAGGTGTTAATGTCTCTCCCTCAATTGTTCCCTCTGAAGTAAGTTCATTAACATACTTTTGATATCTATCTTCACCAAAAAACTTTGCAGGTACAATCGCAGATGCTTTTATTGTTGTGACTTTTGGTTCTGGTTTTTGAATATCACTTAGAATATCATCAAGTCCCTCCGGTATCAACTCATCATCTTCCTCTTCCTCGATAAAACCTCTTGCCATTTCGTGCAAGTCGGTATCAGTATATCCTTTAAATATTTTATTATCTATATTTCTTTGTTCTGATTCATTTAATGAATTATAAAATTTAGAGAGTAAACTAATCTGTTCGTCGGAAAGTTTAGATACTAACTTTTTTCCGAGTTTAAACTCATATGCCTTTCTTAATTTTGTTGCTTTAGAACTTGGCATTATTCATCTGCTGTTGTTGTTTTAACTTCTCTTCTTCAAGATGTTGTTGCAATAATCCAACATAGATATCTCTCTCCCAAGGAATCAAGTTCTCAATCTCCGTTAATGAATATTTATGATACTGCATTAACGCAAAATTAAGTCGATAATAACCCTCTAAATTCATATGAATCAGGGCTACGCGAAAAAAGATGCTAAACCCTCAAGTACAACTTCACTTTCAACTTTTGTTTTTGGATTTGTCACAGTGATTGTATGTGACAACTTAGGCATCGTTTCAAAAAACTTTTCAATTTGTTTAAACTGAGATGAATTCATTTGTTCCAGAAAATCATTTAATTCTTTTTTACTGCAATCAGCAGCTGCCCAAACTTCATCCTCAGTATAAATTGTACCGATACACGAAGAAATCAAATCAAATGATTGATCCATTGCATTTTCATCACTAAAATCAAAGTTGTTTTTAATAAATTGTTCAAGTGATGGATATTTCATTTCCATCATAATAGAATCGTCAATCTTAATTTTATTGTCGTGATCTTCACTTCTAATCACTTGAATATCATCAAGAAGAATATTTACTTTAACTTGAGTTTCTTTATCATCTGGACATATAACGTTCAGTTCTAAGTCTTCACCAACTGATTTTCCTCTGATGTTTAAAAACAAATATTCAATATCAAATGTTGGCAAAGTTTCTACTTTAATTCCTTTTGTAAGTACACAATTCTTGATTACTGTTTTAATAGATGTTGTGATTTGTTTAGAATCTTCACTTTCTAATGCAAGAATTAAAAGTTTTTCTTCTTTTACAAGAAAAGGCCTATATTGAATTGTTTCTCCAGTTGATGGCAATTCAAGTTCATATGTTGGCGTTGCAATCTTTGGTAAAGGCATAATGTCCTATAATTTATTTCAGTATGATTTATTTATCTTAAATTTAAAAATCTAATGATTCATCAGTAGTATAAGTTTTTCCGCCAATAGTAACTCTTTGTCCAGGTTCATATAATGTGGTTTGTGATCCAAATGGTGTATAAACTGTTGACTCTCCAGTATTTCCAGTTCCTGCACTAAATGGATCAAATGCAGAACTATTATATTTTGCCTGTTTATTTGGAGTATTTGGTTTTGGTTGAGGTATATTTGCTTGCATTTCCTTTACAAAATATCTAATATAACTCATTGATACAGTACACTTTAAAAGTGAGGAAGTATCATAAGAAACTGGCATTGATGTAATACTAATTGGAAAACTTCGAATAAATTCATATGTAAGTTTTGATTTATAATCTCTTTCAAATTTTGTTGATACAGTACACTTTAAAAGTGAGGAAGTATCATAAGAAACTGGCATTGATGTAATACTAATTGGAAAACTTCGAATAAATTCATATGTAAGTTTTGATTTATAATCTCTTTCAAATTTTGTTACAATCAATCCTTGATCCGCAATATAATCATCCGGATATTTCATCCTGTAAAAATAATTTTTAGATGCTACTCCAACACCTCTACTTCCACCAGTTATCTGTTCAGCAGAAATATATTTAATCCACGATTCAAAGAAAATAATTGGTAGATAATTATCCACATTTACATAAAAAGTTAAATCAATTCTGTCATCATAAACTCTTCTATGTACATGCCTTTCAGTAACTCCAGTATGATCATTATCAAGTTCTAGAGTTGCCAAACTTGATCCAGGCAAAACTGCTTCGGAGCACATTAAATTCAATCTTTGTTGATCAAATGATGACTTGAGATTGTCCCTCAAAAAACTTCTAAATCCTTGATTATTTGGCAAAGAAATCTCAACTTCAAAATGAGAAGTTAATGCAGGCCTCAATAGATTTGTTCTTATTTGATTAATACCTTTTGCTGATGGCATCTATAAATAATTTTTACCTATATTATATGTATGGCAGAAAGTAATAAAAGCATATACAAACCAGAACATCCAAAAAAATATCAAGGTAATCCAAACAACATTATTTGCCGTAGTAGTTGGGAAAGAAAATTCTGCCGATGGTGTGATCTAAATGAAAGTATTATTGCTTGGGGAAGTGAAGAATTTTTTGTTCCTTATATATCACCAATAGATAATAAAATTCATCGATATTTTCCAGATTTTATTATTAAAGTAAAAGAAAGTTCTGGACAAATCAAAACCTATGTTGTGGAAGTAAAACCAAAGAAACAAACAAGGCCTCCTAAAGAACCAAAAAGAAAAACCAAATCATATTTGTATGAGTGCAAAACTTATGCTGTAAATCAAGCAAAATGGAAAGCTGCAGAAGAATTTTGTGCTGATAGAAAAATGCAGTTCAAGATTATTACTGAAGAGGAGTTGGGAATTAAATGAATCGAATTGAACCAATTTTTAATAAACTAAATGAACTTCACAATCAAGATGATCAAATGCAATTGATTATTGAAGCATTAAATGTTGAAGTTCTTTATCCAGAACCAGGAAAATTTTATACATTCATTTATCAACCAAAGACACCAAATATTACATATGACGAATTTCCATTAATTGCTTGTACGGATTTATTTAAATGGGGATTCAGAGGACTTAATTTTCATTGGAGAGAAAGTAGAAACTATACTTGGGAAGAAATAGTTGGAAAACTGCATGTTGTTAACTATGAAGAACTCGATGAACTGATTTCATTGCAGTATGGAAAGTTTCGTCTAAATAAATAAAAAGTAGTATAAATGTCTCATACTTTACAAAAAATTGAGATGAATAATCCTTTTGTAGTTGGGGAGGATTTCTGATGGCGAATGTATTTGTTCCAAGTGCAAATGATCCTGCAGTTTTTACAACAGATAAATTTTCTTTACTTAAAGATGGAGATGGAAATACTTATAGAACTGTAGTGAAAGCAAATGTAAATGGAAGTGTTGATGTATATTCAAAAGGAACTGGTTCTTTTGGTGGAGATGAATTATTATTTCAATATAGTGGAACTAAAAATACAGTAAACTTTGATGAAGGAAAATTTAAAAATAACATAAGTGCAGCATACAATTCTTTTTTTAAGTCCACAGGATCAAATGGAAACCAAATTTTAAAAGATGCAAAAACAAAATGGTATTCTGAAGCACCTCCAAATGCTGCCACACGAATGGCGACATTAAGGGGATATCAGTCAATCGCAGCAACAACTCAAGCAAGACAAACATCAAATGGTCCATCATCTCTAACGATTACAACTGGGGCAGGAACAACTACAATAACATCACCAGCAAATCCAGAAGATCAAATAGGAGATTTTAGTTCCTCACAATTTGGAAAAATAACAGAAAAAACAGGTACAGGTACAAAAACAGATGATTTTGGAACTTGGCAATATCCATCTGATCTTGCCGCAAATCAAGATGTAATTAGATTTACAATGCTCAAATACGAACCAAGATCATTTGAAGCAAGTCAATCATCAGGATTTGGTTTCGCAAATAGATCAGATACTACCGCAAGAAGTATTGGAAATGTAACTCTTCCAATTCCTGCTGGAATTAGAGATCAAAATATTGTTGATTGGAATCAGAAGAATTTAAATCCACTTGAGATTGCTGCTGCTGGAATTGCAAAAGAGGGTATAAAAAACGGAATAGATTCTGCATTTGGAGAACTTTCTAAGACTCTGGGAAAATTACAAGGTGGTGAAAATAATACAGATGCAAAAACAATAGCAGAAAATCTAATTGCTGGATCAGCAATTGGTATTGGACAACAACTTTTAACCAGAGCAACAGGTGCAATTATCAATCCAAATATGGAGTTGTTATTCTCTGGGCCTTCATTAAGGCCTTTTAATTTCACATTCAAACTTTCTGCAAGAAATCAACCAGAAGCTGATCAAATCATTGGAATTATAAGATTTTTCAAAAGAGGAATGGCTGCTCAAAGATCAGAATCAGAGTTATTTTTAAAATCTCCACATACATTTAAACTGCAATATTTACTCAGAGGAAAAGAAGATCATCCATACATAGGACAGATAAAAGAATGTGCCTTAAAAAGTTTTTCTGTAAACTATACACCAGAAAATAATTATGCAACATATGAATCTGGTTTAATGGTTTCGTATGAAATAACAATGGACTTCCAAGAACTTGAGCCAATCTTTAATGATGAATATAAAAATGTACCAGGTATAGGTTACTAAAATGTCAAACTATTTCCGTCAGGTTCCAAATCTTGATTATATTAATAGAACTCCAGGATCAAAACCTGGAGATTATTCAAGAGTTAAAAATCTTTTCAAAAGAGGAAAACTCAGAGAAGATATTTTCCAAAATTTATCATTCTTTGAAAAATATAATATTGAAGGTAATGACAGGCCTGATAATGTTGCATATAAAGTCTATGACGATTCCAATTTAGATTGGGTTGTTCTTATTTGTAATAATATTATGAATATACAAAATGAATGGCCTATGACTCAACAAGTATTTGATGAATATCTTCTAAACAAATATAAAGATTATAATACACTTTATAATGGAGTTCATCATTACGAAACTACAGAAGTTAAAAATAGTTTAGGTGTTGTAATTGTTCCTGCAGGACTTCAAGTTGATGAAGATTATACACTTACTTACTTTGATTCTGATGCAGAATCATATACAATATTATCAAATATTACAACTCCAGTTACAAACTATGAGTATGAGGAAAATATAAATGATAAAAAAAGAAATATTTACTTATTGAAAGCAAGATATCTCAATGTCGTAAAAGATGATCTTGAAGAAATTATGACATATGAAAAAGGTTCCACTCAATTTATTTCAGAAAATCTTAAACGAACAGACGACATTAGACTTTATTCTTAAGTTTCAAAGTATTTGATATTTTTAGTTTAATTTCTTCTCTACAAGGAATTCCTTTATTCCAAGAAGATTGTCCTTTTCTACCTTTTTTTATTTTCTCTATCCATTCTTCTCTATTTTTATAGATTCTTTTTTTAGCAGATTCTCTCATTTTCTTTCTAGTTTCTTCACTGACTTTTTTATTTTTATGAGTTTGAGATATTATTTGTTTTTGCTTTTCACTTATTTTTTTACCTTTAGCAATATTACTTAATTTTATTTTTTGTTCCTCTGACATTGGTTTTCTTTTTTTAGAAGAATTTTTAGTAGGAACATAAAAAAACTTCGTTGATGTTTGATATGCTCTATTGGCAAAGTGTGGATTTTCTACTACTTTATAATACTGCTGTAAAAAGATCTCATCAACATATGCTTCTTCTCTTGTAGAATAATCACTTTTGAGTATTATCTTTTGAGTTGGTTTAAATGTTTTATCACTGAATGAACCAAAATATTTTATATCTTCTTCCGGAAGACATCTACAAGTTCTACTACCAAAATATCCTCTACCATATTCCTCATAGGAATAATAGACATAGTGGTGCTCTATGAATTCCATAACTGCTCTTAAAACCGACTAGCATTTTTATTTATATTAAAAAGGAGGAGATTTCTCTCCTCCAACCTTAAAGATGCTAGTCAGTTAAGGCGTTTTTATTTATTACTCTTCTGCCAACCTTTGGAAATATGACAAAGCATCATCTTCATCTTCTGAAACTGATTCTTTCAATGTGATATCTGGTGAGTTGAAATCATCTTCAGGTTCAGAGCGACGAGAAGAGAAATCAGGACTATAAGAACCACGACTATCATCTTCATCAGAAACTTCCTCATCAAGACGAGGACGAGAGGAAGACTTTTGTCCAAGAACCATCTTCAGTCGTGCTTCAAGTTGCTCGTAAGTTTTGAACTGATCTTCTGCAATGATTGCTGTCAGTGAATACTCTTTCTTCCAAACAGCTTCCATCGCATCATCATCATCCAGAAGTGGTGCAACGCGATCAAATTCAGACTTATCATAATTCCAATAACCATCCTTCTTCACAATCTTCAATTTGAAGTTTGCACCTTGCCAGAAATCAAAAGGATTGATAGGAGTTTCATCCTCAAACTCAGGTTGCATAGCTTCCATGATCTTATCAAAGATCTTTTTACCATACTTATAAAGAAAGACTTTACCTTCATTCTGAGGATTGGCAGGATCTTTCACAACATAGATGTTGCTATAATAAGACAGTTTACGCTTCTGTTTACGAACAGTATCTTTATCTACATCATTTCCACTATTCCAGAGTTCACGATTATACTCAGAAACAGGATCTTTCTGTCCAAGTGTAGTCAGAGAGTTTTCAATATACCATCCACCATTACCTTGGAAAGCATGTGTATACATTTTTGCCCAAGGAAGTTCTTCACCATCAGGTGCAGGCAAGAAACGAATTACGGCAAAACCATTGCCAACTTTATCAACTTCTGGTTTCCACAGGCGCTCATCAGCACCACCACCAGAACTATTACTCATCTTCTCGACTTCTTTCACAAGTTTAGAAGTCAATGAACCAAGAGAAGATTGCTTCTTAAGATCAGAAAAGGACATTTAGATTACCTCGGATTAAATTAGATTTGGCCTTTGTGTACTTTGTTATTCTACATGCTAGTGTCTGTTTTGTCAATCTGCTCACGCATTACCGCAAGCATCTTTGACATATTATTAAAAATAACAGTCATATCAATATCGGAAGGAAGTCCCATCAATGAAGCTGAATCGGCAATTCTTTGCTTCATCTCTTTTGCTTCTGGATCATCAGATAAACTTAAACGAGTATAAAGAACTTTTTGTTTTGTTAAGAGTTTTTCCAATAAGTCTACATGTTTAATTTTATCCTCTCGTGTCATACGAGGAAATTCAAAAACATTGGCATATATCTCTTCCTGCAGTTCAGATATTTCTGTAACTTCAGCACGAACAACTTCGGATTTAAAAAAACTCATTTTTCTTCAAAAATAATTTCTTTCAACATTTTACGATAACAAAATACATCAATATTTAGAAATGAATTATACTTTTTGACTTTCATACTTACAGATTCCCATACAGGATCTGTGAGTTTTTTATCAAAATCCTTTGTATAATGAAAGATTTTATCGCATATTACCAAAGTCTCAAGAGACAAGTTACCACTTAGATATTTTTTTAAAATAATTGGATGTCCCTTTGAACATTGAAATACATCATCTACTTTGTGACTTGAAAACAATTCTCTAATTTCTTCCTTAAAAACATAAGAAAGAGATTGAACTCTTTTTTTCCATGAAAGATATCTTCCTTCACCTTCTTTCATGATCTCACCAATCCAAAGTGTTTGTGGATCATTACAAGACACAAAATTCGCAACAAAAAAATCTACAACTTCTTTATCGCTTTTGTTTCTTACGACTTTTTCGAACCAGAATCTGTCACGCCTTTTATAAAAAGTTTCTACGGAAGCACGACTTTTACCACAATATTTGTGATAATCATATTTTTCTTTTGTAAAGTGATTCTTTAATGACAAATAACAACGATAAGCATCAACGGGCATCATTCCTCAAAGTGGTAGTTTCGCTCTAGAACTTCTTTTTAAAAAGTTTAGTTCCATTGCTTCATACTTAAGTTTTTCTTTTAATGGCTTTGAAATAAGTTTTGGAATAGATTCTATATCAATATTATTAGTTTCACAAAAGTAAACAATAGCATCAATATAATTCATTCCTTCATTTTCTTGTACAATGGTTTCAATTTCTTGTACAAACTTGGAGGAACAAAAAAACTTTTTTTCTAAAACTTTTTCTAATTCATTTTCCATTCTCTGTCCTAAGATTGTGAGATACAAATTCTTTAATATAACGAACTAATAATTTAATATAATCGTTTTTGTTTCTTTTGTCAAATACTTTCACATCTCCACCAGGAGTTACCATTAAAGTAATCAATTTTTTAATCGGAATTCCTGTCATCTCATAATATGCTGAAGCATAAAACATCTCCTGAACAAAATAGTTCTCAATCCATTTTTCAGGTTTGATCTTTTCAGATGTTTTAAAGTCTATGACAGCTAACTCCCCATCATATTCTGCAATGCAATCAACTCTACCTGCCAGTCCAAAATACTCAGAATAGAGTGTTCGTTCAATTGCATGAATGTTATTTATACGATCAAGATATGGTTTCGCATGAGTAAACATAATTTTTGTCATTGGCATGAACTCATTCCAATCTAAATTTAGATTCATGAGGTATGCTTGTGCAGCTTCGTGGAAATCAGTTCCTCTTGTAGTTGCCTTCTTTGTAATACGATTTGCTTCCTCAATACCTACTCGCTTGCGCCAGTCAGCAAAGATCTGTCGGTTATAGAAAGAAGTTACAGATGTAATAGAAGGCACCCAATCTCCATTTGGAAGATTATAGAGACGGATGCCATTTGTTTCTTTCTTGTTTAGTTCAATATCACCCAGATAATTATGATGAATAAAATTCATAGATTCAATTCCATTTTTGCAATTAGATACTCTTTACAAAGGCCAGATCTTACAATGTCTTCAACATTATATTCAATAATGTCAACTGAAGGCATAACTCTTAAAATCTTCATAAAGTCAATAATACCATTCTTTTCATTGGTTTTGACAAGATCGGATTGTGTGGCATCACCACAAAACATAATCTTAGAATCTTCACCAACTCTTGTAATTATACTATCAAGTTCATGAAAATTCAAATTTTGAAACTCATCCACAAGAATAATTGCATTGTCAAGAGTTGTACCACGAATAAATGATGTACTCCAAAAACTAATCGTTCCTTGAGTTTTAAGATTACCATATAACATTTCAAATGAAGATTCATCTGGCATCTCAAACATATACTTCACCATATTCTTATATGGTATTTGATATAATGAAGATTTATCTTCATGATCTCCAGGAAGAAAACCAATCTCTCTTGTCGCAACAAGTGATCTTACAATATAGATCTTCTCATATGGTGTTTTCTCGTCAAGTACATCTTTAAGAGCATTATAAAGTGCAATAAATGTTTTACCAGTACCAGCACATCCATATGCAACAATATTTTGATTTAATCCATATGCTTTGAAAAATTTATCTTGATTATCAGTGAGAGGTTCAATATCTCTCATATAATCAAGATTAATTGGTTTCTTACGTTTCATTTGCTTGTTACTCATTCCGAATGGTACTGGAGTTTGAGGAGTGTTTCTTTTTCTTGCTCTTGCCATGTGAAATTAGATAGGGCGAACGTTGGAACCTGGAGCTTTTGATGCTTGTTTTAAAACATCATTCCAACCTGGATGTGTTTTTTTGAGTCTGTCATAAACTTCACCCACTTCTCCAAAATTAGGAAATGTTGATGGATCACTCCAATCTCTTTCCCATTTTGGATTGTCTTTTTTCCATTGATCCCACTCATGGACACTTATCTTAATTTCTTTTTGTTCACCCGTTTCTTTGTGAACAACTGGATATACTGCCATTTAATATAATATTATACACAAAAATATTTATTCTAGTGTAATCATTGATTGATCACCACACTCTGGACACTCATCACCTCTTTCCCATCCCATTGCTTCTGCAACATTCGGGAACTGACAACAGAAGATACACTTCGCAGCATTTGCAATGTCCATATGCTCCTTCTGTGTGCCGTTAGAAGACCTCAAATCAATATAATGAATCCAAGACCTCACAGAACCCGTCATATACAGTCTGGTGGGTGTTGCAAGTGGTAATACGAACCTTGCACATTCCTTTGCAATACCATCATCAAGCATACTCTTATACAGTTCCATTCCTTTCTTAAAATGGTCCTGCATTAAAATTTGATACTTCTGTACAGTAAAAGGATCTACATCATCAATACTATTCTGACGATTCTTTTCATCCTGACGACGAAGTTCTGGAATGGGAATACTGTCACCAAGAAGTGAACTATCAGCATACCTTTGACTAAACTCTTGATATGTAAAACTACGATGTCTCAATATCTGAGCTGCAATACCTCTTGTTGTATTAATCTCAAGAGTCATAAATGCTTGCTCAAAAATACTCCAGTGCTGATGAGTAATACAATACTTCAGCAATCCTGCAAACTTTTCATTTGTTTGATTACTTGGATTACTTACCCGAGCACAATATGCCATATGCCTTTCAGCATTGGGCGTAACACTAATTAGATTTACTTGTTCAGTCATCATCATCCTCAAATACTTCGTCGTAATCGTCTAATGATCCAATGTGTGGAGCAATATCATTATAGTTATAAGCAGAAGTATCAGAGTAAACTTCTGCCTTAAGTCCTTCTACTAAAAGTTCTAAGTTTTTAATAATTAACTTTAACCGGTCTTTGTTCATTGCCTTATCATCCGGGACAAAGCCATTCTAAACAAAAAAAAGAGAGGTGTCAAGACCTCTCTTTACATTATTCACTTTTTCGCCATTGCAAGCTCTGCTTGTCTACGACGTTCCTCTTTCTGCTTTTGCTCTTTAATGAGTTGCAGAATGTTGATGTGTTGAGTCTTCATCACTTATCTCCCACAATCATAACATTCTTGTTACCTTGTGCGTCAACATAGAATTTTACACCACGATAAACTTCTACGTGTGCAGATGGTTGAACTGTTTGATTTGGGCGATTTTCGGTGTCATAAGAAACACCACGATAGACTACTTTAGACAT